GACGCTTCGCAGATGCTCGTCCTGAAGCAGCGACCCGTGACGGCGGTGACCTCGGTCCACGTTGACGACAGCGGCTACGCCGGTCAGGGCAGCGGGGCGTTCGCCAGCTCAACCGAGTGGACGGCGGGCGAGGACTTCTACATCCGCACCGAGGTCGAGAACGAATCCAACACCGGGGAACTGGTGGCGATCAAGGGGCCGGGGACGTTCACCGCCGACCACCAGCCGAAGACCTGGGGTGAGTGGCCGGACGGTAGTGGCAACGTGAAGGTGATCTACACCGCCGGGTATGCGACGGTGCCGAGCGACCTCGCAGGCGGCTGTCGGATCCTGGTGGCATGGATGCGGGCGAGCCGCGAGAACGGGATGCCGGTGAAGTCTGAGAAGCTGGGGTCGTATTCGTACACGCTGCTCGAGGATACGGGGGTCCCCGAGTTGTCGACGATCAGGGGCATCTGCAACCGATACCGGAACATGATTCTGATATGAGCCTGAGCGGACTCCTCACGCAGCGAGCGACGATTGAGCGATGGGCACGCACGGTGGACGACTACGGTGAGGTCGCTCCTACCTGGGCCAGTTCATCGACCGACGTGCCGTGCCTGATCCAGCAACGAGGCGGCAAGATCGACGAGACAGCGGCAGGCCGGGAGTACGACTTCAGTGCCGTGGGGTTCTTCAAGCCAGGCGTGGACATCAAGCCGCAGGCGTCGGACAACGGTGACGGCGACCGGGTCGTGGTGGACAGCGCGACCTACGAGGTGCGTGGCGTCGGTGATGAGACGGGGAAGGGCAAGATGCTCACCGCGTATCTGGAGCGGACCTGATGGCTGTCGTGGGTCCGACCGCGTCGCTTCGCGGCGTCAGCCAGTTCAAGCTGAAGCTCGCCCGTGCGACGGGTGTTCTGGACAACGAGGTGCGCAAGGCTCTCACCACCATCGCCCAGGCGGTCCAGACGGCGGCGAAGCAGCGTGTGCCGGTTGGGTCCAAGTTGACCGGCAGCAAGACACCAGGACGGCTGCGGCAGTCGATCCGGTATCAGGTCAAGTACCGTGGCAAGGGCTTGATGATGCAGGCCCGCATCGGCACGAACCTCGACTACGGCGTGTTCGTCGAGTACGGAACGGCGCGGATTGCCGGTGGGGATGTGAAGCGGCTGGGGACGGGTGACGACATCATGGACTCGATGGCAGTCACCACCTGGCCCGCCAAGACGCTGCGCGGTGCGACCGGGCAACAGATGCCGTGGTTGCGTCCTGCGGCGTTCGGGTTCCGTACCACAGCGAAGTTCTTGCTGGCTGATACGCTGCGGTCGGTGGGCCGCACAATGCGAGGGGGTGGGTAGTGGCTGACCTCTCGGAAGTATGGAAGGGTTTGCGGGATGTGCTGATCGGAGACGCGACGCTGACCGCGATGCTGGCGTCGGCGTCGTCGGTCTACGAACGCGACCCGCCGCTGGAGACTGGATTCCCGATGCTGACGCTGTGGCAGGTGGCAGACGGCCCTGACAACCGTGTGAGCGGCTACGGTGAGTTCCACGCTGACGTGCAGATCGACGTATGGTCAACCAGCCCGAGAACCAACGAGCAGATCAAGTCGCGTCTCGACGAACTGCTGGAGATCCCGAGAGTGGTGGCGACCGGGATCAGCACGACGAACTATGACGTGACGAACTGCACTAGGACGAACGCCCGATTCGTTGGTACAGTAGAGATCGAGGACGACGGTAAGCACATCAGGCACCTCGCCACCGAGTGGCGGGTTACGATTCGGAAAACGACATAGCAGGAGATGACTCATGGCAATTGGTGACATTGTTGGTGGACCGGCTGACGTGGAACTGGGTGCAGCCGCATCCGAAGCGACCATCGGGAACACGACCGGCGGCGTCACCGCGACGGTGACACCGCAGAACCGCGAACGGATCGTGGATCAGTATGGCTCATCGGCCATCGCCATCATCCACACCGGAGACGAGGTGCGGGTGACCGTGCCGTGGGCTGAGTGGGCATCGGCCACGCTGAATGAAGTCTACGACCCCGGCACAGACGCCGGTACGTTCAAAGGCGTCGGTCGTTCGGCAGGGTACATCTACACGACCCAGTCGATGGACATCACGCCGTACCTGACAGCGGACGCGGCGAAGTCCGTCGAGTTCTATTCAACGACGCCTATCGGCGAAGTCAGCATGTCGTTCAACAACGACGACGACAGGATTCTCGAAGTCGAGTATGCCGCGCTCGCAGATACCACCAAGACAGACGGCGAACTGATCGGCAAACTGAACCTGAGCTAGATCGCCGCTTGAGTCGCTCCTCGCCTGACGCTAGGCTAGTCGGAAACCACACCGGCTGGCCTAGCGTTTTTTACGGGAGGAACACGGATGGCGAAGGAGAAGGAGCGGCCCCAGGTGCTTGACGTGGAACTGACCACGGGCGAGACGATCAGGGTGGGGGTGCTGAATTGGAATGGCTACAAGAAGCTGAAGCCTCTGATCGTCGAACGGCTTGCACTTCGGGCTGGCGAGGTGTTCAGCGACCCGGCGGCAACGGCTGGCGGGGCGGCGGCTATGGCTCCCCTGATGGCCGCGCTCGACGAGATCCTGGGCGACCTCACGCCCGACTTCGTGAAGGCGTGCGTGGCTGATGCGTCGTCACTCAAGGGCGTCACCCGTCCGGTGGACTGGTTGCGTCTGCGTCAAGCGGCGGCGGTGGTCAACGACCTGGCTGAGATCCTGGAACTGGAGGGAAACGCACTGATGGCGTCGGTGACGACAGTGATGAAGCGGGTGGTGGAACTGAGCGATCAGACCGATGGTGGGTCGGAATAGAACACCAGCTTGCGTATCACTACGGGTGGAGCATCGACGCCATCGACCGTCTCGACTGGAAGGAGGTATTCGACCATCTAGAGTTTATCATCGAGTCAAGAGTCTCGGACATCCAGTGGATGATTGCCGCCGGGTCGTATGCGCAGACGGACAACAAGGGCCGCAAGTCTATCGACACCACGCTCCGCGAGATGGCGGCAATCCAGGTGCGACCGGGCAGCTCATCCAGGGAGACGCAAGCCAAGCACGCCGCCTACGACGCGATGCCGGACGAGGCCAGGCTGTTGTCCATCGGCAGCTCGCTGGCGAATGAAGGCATGGGCTTCCTCGACCGACGACAACATCATCGCGAGTGGCTGGACGAAAAAGGCGTATCGCCCGAAGACGCCCGGTTGCGGTATACTGACTGGCGAGCCGAGAAGGACGCCGCCCAAGAGCGACGGGCAGGCGGTGGTGATCCGGTGGGTGGAGATGATTGATGGCTGACACGGTCACGCTCGGCACGGTGACGATGAACGGGCCGGTCGGCGGTGGCCAGAGCGTCCGTCCGAAGGCCCGGTTCGTGTCCGGTCGCACCGTCAACGGGACGACCTACGTGTATCAGAAGAACGACCAGACGCAGAACGTCTGGGTGTTGTCCTTCAAAGACCTGACCGCTGCGCAGAAGGCACTGCTACAGACATACTTCAACGACGTGGCGAAGGGGCCGAGCAACACGTTCAGCTACACCCACACGGACGGGACGACCTACACGGGGGTCCGGTTCCTCGACAACGTGCTGGAGTTCAGTCGGATCGACGGCGGGGCGTTCTTCAGTTGTTCCATCAGCTTGTTGATCGCTGACGAGGTTGATGACTGATGCCCGGTGAAATCCAAACCCTCTTCACCACCTTCACGGCTCGCACGAGCGCGTTCCACGCGAAGCTGAAGAAGATGCAGGCCAGTCTGGTGAAGCTCCAGGCGGCGACCGCCAAGGCGGGCAAAGCCATCGGCGCGAGCTTCATGCGGATGGGGATGATTGCCGGGGTCGGTGCAGTGGCGTCGGTCAAGGTGTGGGCCGACTTCGAGAAGCAGCTTGCGTCGGTCTCGACGATGCTGAGCGGGAACACCGGCCCGCAGATGGAGAAGTTCAAGGGCCAGTTGCGGTCGATGGCTGTCGAGTTCGGGGAATCGACTAGCTCGCTGTCCAAGGGTCTCTACGACATCCTGAGTGCGAGCGTTCCTGTCGAACACGCGATGAGCGTCTTGCGGGTGAGTTCTAAAGCGGCAGCGGCAGGGATGACCGACACCGGCACGGCGGCGGATGTCCTGACCACGATGATGAACGCTTACAACCTGGACGCCACCGAAGCGGGGCGGGTGAGCGACATCCTGTTCAACATCGTCAAACGGGGCAAGACGACGTTTCCCGAGTTGGCCGGGTCAATCGGGATGGTGGCGACGACCGCAGCCAAAGCGGGCTTGACCATCGAAGAACTGGGAGGATTCTACGCGAGCCTGACTAGGGCGGGTATCAACACCCAGATATCTACCACGGGCATCAGGGCGGTACTGTCGACGTTCATGGCTCCAGCGAAGGAGGCAGCGGAAGCGGCTGAGGAGTTCGGGTTCAAATTGAATACGGCGACCCTTCGCAGCAAGGGCATCGTCGGCGTTCTTCAGCTTCTCGCCAAGGTCGCCAACGAGAACCCCGACGCTCTATCAAAGATGTTCCCCAACGTCAGGGCGATCACCGCCCTGCTACCCGCAGCAGCCAACGCCGAGGCGTTCGCCGAGGATGTGCGGTCGATGGGTGAGGCTGCGGGATCGACGGAAGAAGCGTTCCTGAAGATGCAGGAAACGGTGTCGTTCGCGTTCGGAAAGATCAAGCAGTCAGTCGTCGTCGCAATGGGCGAGGTCGGCGAAGGGATCATGGAGGGCCTGAAAAGGTCGGACGTTGACATCAGTGCGTTCACGATAGGAGGAGGAGCGAAGTTCCAGGAGATGGGTCAGAAGATCGGTGACGCTCTCGCCAACATCATCGCATGGCTCGACAGGAACAAAGAGTCGTTGATGGCGGGATTCTCGGCGGTCATGAAAGTCGTCGGGGCCGTTGGCGCGTTCCTTGCCAAGTACCCCGCCCTGCTCGGCGCGCTGATCGCTTTGAAGATCACCGGGTTCCTGGGACTCAACACGGCGATCATCGCGACCATCGCGTGGATCAAGACGATGTACATGACGACCATCCCGGCGTTGTGGGCGGCGTTGCTCAAGGCCGACCTGTCGATGAAGGCACTCACCGCCAGGTTCCTGACGTTCAAGCTGGTGGCCGGTGGTCTAGCCTTGGGAGCCGTCGTTGGGATGGTGATGCTGGCTAAGGCGGCATTCGAGAAGTTCCGTGACGCGGTGCGCGAGGGATCGGAAGCCCTGCGGGAGATGCAGAAAGAGCGCACCAAGATGTTGCACGCCAAGATGCAAGCGGCACTGGCGATGGAGGAAGGCGAGGCCCGCGACACGGCAATTGAGCAGGCGAAAGAGAGCCTGGAACGCGAGCTGAGCCATGCCAAGGGACAGATCAAGCACGCCAAAGCGGCAATAGCAAAAGGGAAAAAGGATCTTCGGGACGCGGAAGAAGCGGGAGGGCTGAAAGGGTTTGTCGGACAATTCACAGACACCGCCGACATGGTGGCTGCAAAAGCGGCGATCGAAGAAAACGAATCGTTCCTGGAAAGCGCCAAGCAGAAGCTGGCCGCTGCCAGGAGGATGGCCGAGGAGACGGCCAACATACTCGGCACCACCCTCGAAACCGACCGCCTCGACCGGACGACGTTCGCACCTGGAGGAGTAGCACCCCCACCCACGGCAGCCCCAGCAGGCGGCGGTGCTGCGGGCACCGGTGCTGCTGCGGTCGGCGGCGGTGCTGCGGCAGGCGGCGGTGGCGGCGTCACGGCGGCGGCTGGCGAGGTCGCTGACGCGATAGCCGGGGCTGTGTCCGATCAGATGTCACGCAAGATGGAGGAGGATTTCGGACGGGCGGGTGCGAGGGCGGGCGAGGAAATGGCTGCGTTCCTCGACATGGATCCGACGAAGGATCAGATGCTGGACTTCCTGAACTCGATGGAAGGCATGACGCAACAAGACATCCAATCGGCGATGAGTGTCCGGCAACAGTGGCTTGATGCTAACGAGACGGTCGAGGCGGCGAACAAGGCGATGATCGAAGATATCGCCGCAGCAACCCAGCAGAACGAGGCTATAGCGGAGGCGTCGCGTGAGCGAGATGCCGCAGCCCAGCGCCGGGTCGATGTTGCGAACGAGCAACACCAGCAAGGTTCGCTGATGCGACGGATGGAGGCCGAGGAGACGCACGGCAACGCAGAGAGCCAGGAGTTCTTGAAGGCCAGCCAAGATCGGTTGGCGATGTTGCAAGGAGAACTGACAACCCAACAAATCACGATTGCCGAATATCAGGCGTCGTTGGCGAACATCAATACGGGATTCCAAGCTGGTACGCAGTTCGCTAACGTCCTGGCGCGAGCGTCGAAGCAGGGCGCAGAAGGTGTCCATGACGCAGCAGATAGCTTCGATGACTTACAGCAGGAACTCCACGCCGGAACAATCACCCAGGCGCAGTTCAGTGCCGGGGTGCGTCAGCTCACGGCAGATATGCAGAATGCGACCCAGGCGGCGCAGGCGGCGGCGGCAGCGATTGCGCAACAAGCACAGCAGGTTCAATCGCCCCTGCTGGCAGGCGGCGGCGGCGGCGGTGGCGGCGGTGGCGGCGGCGGCGGTGGCGGTGGTCAACAGGCAGAATCGGCTCTGGGCATATTGTATAAGGAGCTGGTTCTGGCAATGTCGAGGGCGGGTGCGCTGCACCCGTGGGGAGATAAGTATGCGACCCGACTGAGCAACCTCAGGAGCAGGCAGGCGGCACGATTCAAAGCGGAAATGGAGATCGCGAACATCCAGCAAAAGATCAACAATTTCGCGATGCGACACAAGCGTCAGCAGTTGGCGTGGCTGCGGGCGAACGCTCCTAAGTACGGCGTCAGCGTGGGTGATCCCGGTCTCGTTTCGGTGCAACAACCCGGCAACGTCACCATCAGCCTGCCCAATGTGACCCGTGTCAACAACGAGGAGATCGGCTCGCTGTCCGACCGTATCGACGAGTACAGAGAACGAGTCGGGCGGCAGGTGGTCTAGTGGCACGTTCCGTCAATATGCCCGACTCGTTCAAGGCTGAGATGACCCGAGTGGGTGGGTCGTTCCCCAGGTTCGTCCTGGGCATCGACTACGACGGCGTGCTGAAATACTACAGCGATGTTGCCATCGGCACGTCTGAGCTGAACGCCACGGGCAATATCAACAACTGGGGCCAACTCCAGCTTCAGTCGAAGCCGGGTAGCGTGGGCGGTCACCAGAACATCTCGCTGACGCTGGCCGACCCCGACCTGACCCTGATGGACGAGTTCACCGACTGGCCGGGCATCCAGACTCGCGCCTGCTACGTCTACCAGTATTATGATCCAGCCCCGACCGGCGGCGGGTGGGCGGATCGCATCACGCTGTTCAAGGGGGTCGTCGGTCCCGGCGTGAAGTACGACGAGAAGACGG